AACAAAGATTAATACAAAAATTAGGAAGAAGTAATCAATTATTAGGAGGGATTTCCACAGTAAGTAGTGGAGAAGGCAGACCTGGAGAAATATATGATTATACAAAAAGAAATTTAGTAAACGCTTTAAGAAATTAGTGGAAATTAATTTAAGAATAAGTAGTATTATAACTAAGAAAAACAAAGGAGAAGAATAATGGGTTGGTCAGGTGGTACATTTACAAGAACAAATGGTACGCATACAGGTACGTCAATTTGGCAACAAGATCGAGATGCTGGAACAAAGATTGTAGCTGATAGGCATGATACTAATGATAATGACTTAGCAACTGGTATTAATACTTGTATAACGAAAGATGGTACAAATGCTTTTACAGGAGCTGCTAATCTAGGAAGTCAGAAGATAACAGCATTAGCAGATGGAGTAGCACATACAGATGGTATTAATGCTGGTCAGATACAAGATGGTGGATTAGTATTCCAAGCAAGTGATACAGGTTCGGCTGATGCTTATGTTATAGCTTTAGCACCAGTAGTAACAGCGTATGCAGCAGGACAAGAATTTAACTTCAAAGCAGGTGCAACTAGCACAGGTGCATCAACCTTAAATGTTAATGGTTTAGGTGTTAAAAACATTAAAAAGAAAAACGATCAAAATATTGCCGCAGGAGATATAGAAGCCAATGCAATAATTAAAGTTGTATATGATGGTACGAGTTTCCAAATGATATCGCAATTAGCCACAGCAGGAATGACATCTTTTACATTAACTGGTGATAGTGGTTCTAATCAAACTATAGTTGATTCTAATACAATGGACGTGGCTGGTGGAACTGGTATTGATACAGTAGTAGGTGCTACTGATACTGTAACTGTCGCCATAGATTCAACAGTAGTACAAAAAACAGTACAAAACACATTTACTAAAGCACAAGTACCAAGCACTTACACAGCAGCTTTATCTGCAACTTCTGGTGTGCTTGATTATGATACTTATCAAAATTTTGTACTTACTTTAGCTGCTGGGTCGAATACAGTTGCAGCTCCCACTACGGAGGCTTCTCAAGTAGGACAGACAGGGGTTATGATATTTATTCAGCCGTCAACTGGTGCTGCTGCAACGCTTTCTTTACATGGCGATTATGAAACAGCTGCTGCTGCTGGATTAACTATAAGCACAGCTAATAATGATTATGATGTTGTGCCCTATATTGTAAAAGCTGATAATTCCGTACTTTTAGGTGCACCACAACTTAACTTTGGATAGGATAGAATATGTTTAGTAGTGAATTATGGCAAGAACCAGCAAGTGCAACTTGGGATGGAATAGAGTACGCAATTAGCATGTCTGATTCCGATAATGAATATATTACATGGACTCCTGGTAGTGCAGGAGATCAACAAAAATGGACAATTTCTGTATGGTTTAAACGAAAAGAAACGGATTCTGAAAAATATATGATGGCTTATTCTGCGTCAGGTGGTAGTTATTATCTTTTTGGTCATAGAGTTAATAATCAATTAGTTATGGATTTCCAAACAGAAGGTGTTTATTTTAGAAGTTCTGGAACATCTTATGGCAGTACGAGTACATGGATGCACCTAGTGATTGCAGCAGACTCAACTCAAGGTACGGCAGGTAATAGAATGAAATGGTATATTGATGGAACACAGGTAACATCTTGGACTACAGAAACCCAGCCAGCAGAAGATGCAAATATAACATGGATTAATACGACTAGCCCTCAACAATTTGCTGATACTGGTTGGACTACAGGTTGTAATTATTATTTAGCAGATATTAATTTTGTTGATGGATTGCAACTAGCCCCTACTGAATTTGGTGAAGATGACGGAGGAACGTGGACACCCATTGACCCTTCTGTAACTTATGGCTCAAATGGTTATAGATTAGAATTTAAACAAACAGGGACAGGACAAGATGCAAGTGGTCTTGGTGCAGATACGTCAGGAAATGGGAATCACTTTGCCCAGAATAATATGGACAGTAGTAATAGGGTTACTGACACACCGAGTAATCCAGCATAATAAAAAGGAGAAGAATATGGTATGGAAATATGACGGAACGGCAGTAAACATTAACAAGGGGTTTAAAAACTCTGATGGATATATGTTGCCTAAAAACTGGTATACAGCTTGGGATGACGATTTAAAAAAAGCAGAAGGGTTAGTATGGGAAGCTGATTCTACTCCTACAGAAACAGCAAAACAAAAATTAGAAAGACTTAGGAAGGTTCGTAATAATTTGTTATTAGAAACGGATTGGTGGGGATGTTCTGATTTAACAATGTCGAGTGCTCAAACAAAATATCGCCAAGACTTGAGAGATATTACTGCTTCTTACCAAACCCTTGCTACAGTTGTATGGCCAACTAAACCATAAGTTTGGAGAGATAATTGTGAAGATATCAGCTAATCAAGTTAAAGCTAAATTAGATACCCATGAAGCAGTATGTGCAGAAAGATGGTTAGAAACTATTACACGCATAAAACGCCTAGAAGCTATCTTTGTTGCGTTTAGTGGTGCTACCATGATAATGTTAGTAACAATAATAATAAAGCAACTGTAAGGAGAATACAATGACTGGATATAAAGGATATGTAATGAAAGCTAATGACCATGACCAAAAAGCAAATAGGCTTAAAGAATTAAAAAAGATGCGTTACCCATCTACTACAGACGCATCCAAAATAATTGGTCCTGGTGTTATGACAGATAAAGATTTTAATAAACTTACAAAAGCAATGGGTATAAAAAAAAGGAGAAAAGGCTATGGCGTATAATACTAGAACAACAGATAGGCTAGAAGAACTTGGTAGAGTAGATGCGGAAAGAGCATATACTTCAAAAGGAAGAAGAAATCTACGAGATGAAAAAAGAAGAATAACAAGCGGTTTAAATAAATATACAGGTTATGTTGTTAAAAGAACTGACCATGATCATAAGGCTTAATAATGGCAACTAATAATGAAGCAAGACAAATATCAATAAGAACAGTAACTTCTACCACAGGTACTGTAAATGAAGATTGGTTAGCTTTGTTTACTGCTCGGTCTATTCCTGCTGGAACATTTAATGAAAGATTATTAGCTTATATTAATGGTGAGTTAAGTGCATCTTATACTGATGTGAATTTAGCTTTACAAGCATTTGCTACAGACCAAAGTGATTATAATTTTTCAAGTATGGGAACATTTACACCATGACACAACAATCATTACGACAAGCAAGTTGCCGAACAGAAGCAGGAACAACTGGTACTTATAATGAGGACTGGAATAAAGTTTTTGCAGATTCAGGCTTTACAACTGGAACTTTTTCAGAAAAGATGTTGGCATATACTAATGCACAAGGTAGTGCATGGGATAATGCTCAATGGGATGTTTCTGAATGGGGAGAAGGACCATTTACAAATGTGAATGAAGCTATGGGGCAGTTGGGTAAACAAAATGGAACAACAGCACCTGGAAGTTTATGGTCGCAATTAGGCACATTTAGTGCAGAATAGGAGAATAACATGGACGCAATATTAAATTTAGTAAGTGGAGCACCTGCTTGGGTTTCTGCTGTAACAGCTTTAGTAACAGCTGCAACGGCAATCACAGCCCTAACACCTACAAAAACAGACGACAAAGCAATTTCTTTTATACTACGCATACTTAATTTAGTAGCTGGTAATATTGGAAAGAATACAAACAAGGACGATAAATAATGGGTTGGCTTTCTGCATTAGGTGGCATAGCTAAATTAGGAGCAAAATTATTTGGCTTTATGATGATGCGGAAAGCAGTCCAAGCTGATGTAATGAAAGAACAATTAGACGATATAAAGGTAGCTGATGAAGTTAAAAAGAAAATTAATGCTACTTCTACTATTGCTAAGCGTAGCAAGTTGCGGAAGTATAGGAAGCGGAAATAAAGGCTATTGTATAATATCCAGTCCGATTAATCCTACTGATGCAGATATAGATGTTATATCTGACGAACTTGTTGACGACTTATTAATCCATAATGAAATCTATGAAAGATTGTGTTCATGACAGAAGAAGAAAAAAAAATGTTATTAGCACAACAATTAAGAGATAGTGTAAATGTTGCTACTGATAAAGAAATAGAAGAAGAATTTTCTCCAAAGGATTTTAGATGGGGTGAAACAAAGTTTGATAGAAGTGAGCCTGAAAACTATGGAGATGTAAGCACAGAAAAACCTAAAGTCTACATTAATAAAAAGAAATTTGCAAAAGAATTAGGACAAAAAGAATTAACAAAAGAACAAATGAATAAGTATATATTAGGAGAAGCATTACATAATTTAAAAGGTGTAGACCCAGAAAGATATGACAGATTATATAGAAGTGCTATGGGTAGCCCTAAATATAGACAATGGCTTAAAGAGTCTTATGACACTACTATAGAAAATCCTACTGAAGATTATATAGAAGAAAGACCTATTGACCAATGGCATAAAGAGTCAAGGTTCGACCAAATATTAGGTGGGTATATAGATGCTGGTGATCCTGATTATCCTACATTAAAAAATTGGAGTAGAGATTTACCTTTCGGTTCTCCGCAACCTATAACTGGAAGAAATAGATTTAGAGAAGAACTAGATGATTTAGTTAGAGCTTTAAGGGGAAGGTAATGTACGAATATCGTTGCATATTACGCAGAGTTGTAGATGGAGATACTATAGATGTGGATATTGACTTGGGATTTAAAGTGTGGTTGCGAAAGGAAAGGGTGCGTTTATATGGCATTAACACGCCTGAATCTCGAACACGCAACTTGGCTGAAAAGAAATTGGGTTTATTGGCGAAGGCTCGTCTTAAGGAGTTATTGCAAAAGAATTTTCTCATAAAGACAGAAAAAGACAGCAAGGGAAAATTCGGTAGAATACTAGGGATTCCTTTTGTGGAAGGACAAAATATTTGTGAGCAATTAGTAGAAGAAGGTCATGCCAGAAGTTACTTTGGTTATGGTGAAAAAGAGTCTTGGGTATAGGGGGAATAATATGGGATTTTTTGAATGGTTATTTGGGACACAAAAACCAGATTTAACTAAAATGACAAAAGTACAATTAGAAAAACTAGGGCGAAAGTATGGTATAGAACTAGATAGACGATTAAAAAAAGATAAACTTATTAAACAAGTACAAAAACAAATTAAGAAAGGAAAATAAAATGGTAATGATTAAACATAATTATCCTCGTTCTCAACATAGAGGTGCTGTGCCTGTTGGCTCTACATTTGCACCTGAACCAGCAGTAAGA